TGATGACCCACACAGCGAACAGGACGTTACTCGCGGTAATTATGAGCAATTCGAGGTAGCATATCAGTGGTTTATGGCTGGCGCACGGACTCGCTTGATGTCAGGCGCAAAAATAGCGGTAATTCACACAAGATGGCACCAAGATGACCTCATTGGTCACCTCATTAAGGACGGCGCTAATAACGAGAAGGCGGATCAGTACGAAGTCTTCGAGTTTCCCGCTATAATCACTACAGATAGTGGCGAAAAAGCTCTATGGCCTGAGAAATTCGACCTAGAAGCCCTGCATAGAACCAAAGCATCAATGGCAGCGTACCATTGGAATGCACAATACATGCAGAACCCCACCGCAGAGGGTGCGGCGATCATCAAAAGGGAGGCTTGGAAGCCTTGGACAGAGGATGACCCTCCGGCTTGTGATTACATCATCATGGCGCTTGACTCTGCGGCAGAAACACACAATCGGGCTGACTTTACTGCGCTCACTACATGGGGTGTCTTCTCCGATGACCGGCTGACCAACGGGGTGCCTAACCTAATCCTGCTGAATTGCATCAATACGCGGGTCGAGTTCCCAGAACTGAAGAAGCTTGCACTGAAAGAGTACAAGGAATGGGAGCCAGATAGCTTTATCGTTGAAAAGAAGTCTTCGGGTACGCAGTTGTATCAAGAATTGCGGCGCACTGGGGTCATGGTGCAGGAGTTCACCCCCACACGGGGCACTGGCGATAAGGTAGCCCGTCTAAATGCGGTAGCAGATATCATCAATAGCGGTATGGTTTGGTACCCGGCTGGGCGGCGGTGGGCCGAGGAAGCGATTGAGCAAGCTGTGGCGTTCCCAGTAGGTAGCCACGACGACATTGTTGACACCATAAGTATGGCGCTAGCGCGCTTCAGGCAGGGTGGGTTCCTGACCCTCCCGAACGACATGCCTGATGAACCACGGTATTTTAAGAGCCACCGCAGGGCGGCGTATTACTGAGAAAGACTTAAATGGCAACCAACATCGACACCCCCCTCCGCACGCCTGACCCTATGCAGGCTGCGCAATATACCCCACCGGACTCGGATGAGCCTGCGTTTGAGATTGAGATTGCGGGGGACGACCTAGAAGACGATGATACAGCGCCTGAACCTGTAGCGTTTGATGCGAATTTGGCGGAGTCTTTGGACCCGTCAGCGTTAACCTCGCTGGCTTCAGACCTGCTTGACCTTGTAGAGACTGATATGAACAGTCGCAAGGATTGGGTTGATACCTTCGTCAAGGGGCTAGAAGTCCTAGGCATGAAGTACGAAGATCGCACCCAGCCATGGAACGGTGCCTGCGGGGTGTATTCCACTCTCCTGACAGAGGCGGCAGTGCGGTTTCAGGCTGAGATGATTACGGAGACATTTCCGGCACAGGGGCCGGTGAAGACCCAGATCGTTGGTGCGATTGATAGGTTGAAGGAAGAGGCGGCGGAACGTGTCAGAGATGACATGAACTACCAATTGACTGAGGTGATGATTGAGTATCGCTCGGAACATGAGCGGATGCTGTACAGTCTGGGCCTCGCTGGTGCTGCGTTCAAAAAGGTGTATTACGACCCGTCGATTGGGAGGCAGATTTCGATCTTTCTTCCTGCGGAAGACGTTGTTATCCCCTACGGTGCGTCAAACATCTATAACGCAGAGCGTGTCACGCATGTGATGCGTAAGACTAAGAATGAAGTCAAGAAACTCCAAGCGGCGGGGTTTTATGTTGATGTAGACCTTGGCGATCCGGTGCGTATCTTTACTGATGTGGAGAAGAAGAAAGCTGATGAGCAAGGGTACAGTCTGACTGATGATGAACGGTATCAGGTTCTTGAGATTCATGCAGACCTAGAAATTGAAGGTGATGAAGACCCGCAAGGCCTTGCTAGGCCGTACATCGTTACGATTGAGAAAGGGACCCAGACTGTCTTGTCAGTTTATCGTAACTGGGAAGAAGACGATAAGTACAAGCTGAAGCGGCAACACTTCGTACAGTACACATACATCCCCGGCTTCGGGGCGTATGGGCTTGGATTGATCCACCTGATTGGTGGTTACGCTAGGGCGGGTACGTCACTGATTCGTCAGTTGGTGGATGCAGGGTCACTCAGCAACCTGCCTGGAGGTTTGAAGACCAAGGGGCTGCGCATTAAGGGTGACGATACTCCCATCGAGCCGGGTGAGTGGAGGGATGTGGACATTCCCAGCGGGACCGTGCGTGATAATATCATGCCCCTGCCGTATAAGGAGCCGTCGCAAACGCTGCTGGCTTTGCTGAACCAGATTACGGAAGAAGGACGCAGACTCGGGGCCATCAGTGATATGAACATCTCTGACATGAGTGCGCAAGCACCTGTCGGGACCACGTTGGCGCTGCTGGAGCGCACACTGAAGACTATGAGTGCCGTGCAGGCGCGGGTACACGCCTCGTTGCGGATGGAGTTTAAGCTTCTGCGTGGTATCATCCGGGACAATACGCCGACTGAGTATAACTACGACCCAGAAGACAATGTGCCGCGTAAGGCGAAGCAGGCAGACTATGACCTCGCTGAAGTCCTCCCGGTTAGTGATCCGAACGCTGCTACGATGGCGCAGCGGATTATGCAGTACCAAGCGGCGGTTCAGCTTGCTCAGGGTGCCCCACAGATTTATGACTTGCCGCAGCTTCACCGGCAGATGTTAGAGGTGCTTGGAATCAAGAACGCAGAGCGGCTGGTGCCTAACTCTGAAGACCAGAAACCGAAGGACCCGATCAGTGAGAATATGGCCTTCCTCAATGGGAAACCTACCCAGGCGTTTATTCAACAGGACCATGACGCCCACATTGCTACACATATGGCGATGCTACAGGACCCGTCGGTGATGGCTATGATTGGGCAAAGCCCGATGGCGCAGCAGATGCAGGGGGCGATTATGTCTCATGTGGCGCAGCATCTTGCATTCAACTACAGGTCTAAGGTTGAGCAGCAGCTTGGTGTCCAGCTTCCGCCGCCTGACGCTGATCTTGACCCGAATGTGGAGGTGCAGGTATCTCGTCTTGTCGCGCAGGCGTCACAGCAGCTTTTGAAGATCAATCAGACCAACGCACAACAAGCACAACAGCAAGCACAAGCTCAGCAGCAGAGTCAAGACCCGATGGTGGCGTTGAAACAGAAGGAGCTTGACCTTAAGAAGATTGCCGATGATCGGAAGTATGACATCGAGCAGCGCCGGTTGGCTCTTGAGCAGGATAAAGCCAAGACGGAAAAGGTCAAGATTGTTGCGAATAACATGGGTAAGACGCAGGACCACGCGCACCAGAGCAGGGAGAATACCAACAAGCATAAGGTAGCCTTGGCCCATACGTTCGTAAAGAATGCGCATCAAGCGGATCAGCAGGCCCGTCAGGCAGCGGCGCAAGCGCAGCAGACGGCAGCACAAGGAACTCAGCAGCTAGACCAGCTACGTCAACAGCAAGCGAATGACACCATGCCAGGAGAATCTGAATGAACCTACGTGAGCAGCTTGAACGGTTTGAGGGGCGCAGTAAAACTGCGTACCCTGACCCCATCAGTAAAGGTGGTGATCCCTGGACTATTGGCGTGGGGCACTGCGGGCCGGAGGTGCATGCAGGTTTGGTATGGACCGATGAGCAGATTGATAAAGCCCTGTCGGAAGACATTGATAGAGCCACGACTGGGTGCCAAACGTTCCCTTGGTTTAATTCACTGAATGAGCCCCGGCAAGCTGTACTGATTGGGATGGTGTTTCAGATGGGGCTTCGTGGTGTACAGCAATTTGTACACATGCTCGGGGCAGTCCGAGATGAACGATGGGCGGTAGCTGCTGAAGAAATGAGGCGGTCTACTTGGGCTAAACAGACACCGAGGCGTGCTAATATCCTGGCACATCAGATGGAAACTGGGGAGTGGCAATAATGGCTTTCGATCTTAAATCAGCACTGGCTTCGTTTGCTCCTACCTTGGCGACCATGCTCGGTGGGCCGTTGGCTGGAACGGCGGTAAACGCCTTGGTGGGCGCGTTTGGTCTGGCCCCTGGGGCGGGGCAGAAGGAGATTACTGAAGTACTCCAGAACGGGAATATGACTCCGGAGGTCATTGCAGCAGTGCGTGCCGCAGACCAGAAGCATGCTGAGATATTGGCGCAGCAGCAGATTGACGTTCAGAAGATGAATCTGGACTACGAAGCGGCGGTTATTAAGGCTGACACTGATAACGTCATGAATGCCCGCACATCGAATGTGCAGGGTGGGACGCAGAAGTACCTGTTCTTCCTGTCTTTGATTCTGCTGTGTGTTACGTTAGGCTCCGAGAGCTACGTCCTGTTCCATGGGGTCCCCGAAACCGTGCATGACATTGTTGTTGGCCGTGTTCTAGGATTGATGGACGCTGTAGCTATGATGGTCCTGTCGTATTGGTATGGCACTACGCATGCTAGTGGGTTGAAGACTGGTATGATGGCACAAATGGCGCAGAAATGAAAGCTATTACTGATCTTATCAACGAATTAAACGCGCAGATTGACTCCCGGAGCATGGTGGTTACCTCTGGGAATTGTGTCGATATTGCGCAGTATAAAATGCTTACTGGGGAAATCCGGGGTCTTTCCTCTGCCAAGCAACTACTAACTGACCTCGTGCGTAAACTGGAGAATGACGAAGATGACTAGCCTACTCATTTCTGATGGTACGACTACCACGGAAATTGCTTCTGAACCGATGGATCGACCCAAGCAGCTACCTGACCCGGTAACTTACCATATCCTGTGCGCTCTCCCGAATGTGGAGAAGGAGTATGAGAGTGGTATCTTGAAGGCAGATAAGACTCTTCAGTATGAAGAGCTTCTATCGCCGGTATTGTTTGTCATGAAAATTGGCCCTGATGCATATAAAGACGCAACCCGTTTTCCTAGTGGTCCGTCATGCAAAGTCGGGGATTTCATTCTCGTTCGTCCTAACACTGGGACACGGGTTAAGATCCATGGCAAAGAGTTCCGAATTATCAACGATGACGCTGTTGAGGCTGTTGTCGATGATCCCCGTGGTATTGGTCGCATCTAAGGAGAAGTAAATGGCTGGCGAACAAGAATTCAAGTTCCCTGACGAAGTTCAGCACAATTCTGACAATAAAGAACCAGAAGAAAAGCTGGAGATTGAAGTTGTAGATGATACCCCCGCCGAGGATAAAGGTAGGGAGCCGATGAAGGAACCTCCTGCGGAGGTGACTGATGATGAGTTGGCGCAGTACAGTGAAGGTGTTAAGAAGCGTATTCAGCACTTCACTAAGGGTTATCATGATGAACGTCGCGCCCGCGAGGCTGCTGAACGGGAACGTGAGGCTGCTGTACAGCTTGCACAAAAAGTTGCCGAAGAAAATAAGAGGTTGCAAGGGTCCCTGAGTACCGGGCAAGCTGCCTTGCTGGATCAGGCCAAGAAGGTGGTAGAGGCAGAGGTGGACACTGCCAAGCGGGCCTACCGTGCGGCCTATGAGGCGGGCGATGGTGACGCCCTGGTGGCGGCGCAGGAGGCGTTGACTGCCGCGAAGATCAAAGCGGATCGTCTAAACAATTTCAAGCCAACCCCTTCCCAAGCGCCGAAAAATGAGGTACAACCTCGTCCAACGGTGGCCCAACCCGCGCAGCAGGCGGTACCTGATCGTAAGGCCCAGGCTTGGCGTGATGCTAATCCGTGGTTTGGATCAGACGACGAAATGACTGCACTAGCTTTGGCAGTTCACAAGAAGCTAGTAGCGCAAAATGTGGACACCACTTCGGATGAGTATTACAACGCAATTAATACTCGGATGAAGGAAAAATTTCCAGAAGCTTACTCTGATGCGTCTACCTCAGAGAAGCCTACTGGTAAGTCCGTCAGGACTTCTACGGTGGTTGCCCCTGCAACCCGTAGTACAGCACCGCGCAAAATCGTGCTGACACAATCACAGGTAAACATTGCAAAGCGGCTTGGGGTTCCCCTGGAAGCCTACGCCAAGCAAATTGCTAACGATATGAGGAAGAATAATGGCTGATGAACGACTTCCCCGCGAGTTTCAAGCGCGTGCTAAAACGGAACGTCCTAAGAGTTGGATGCCGCCGCAGTTGTTGCCTGATCCTAACCCGGAGCAGGGCTACGTCTTTAGGTGGATTCGCGTCAGCACATTGGGCAGTGATGACCCGATGAATGTCTCCTCTAAATTGCGTGAGGGCTGGGAGCCAGTCAAGGCTTCGGAACACCCCGAGGTGCATATGATGTCGCAAAACAAGCGGTATCCTGATAGCATTGAGGTTGGTGGTTTGATGCTCTGCAAAACCCCCACTGAATTTGCCGAGCAACGTGACGCTTATTACCAAAAGCAAGCGGAAGGGCAGATGCAGTCTGTTGATACAAACTTCATGCGCGAAAATGACCCCCGTATGCCGCTCTTCAAGGAGCGTTCCAGTAAGGTGTCGTTTGGACGCGGTTCATAACCTCTAGGAGCTAAATATGGCTTATCCCACTATTGACGCACCGTATGGCCTAAAGCCGGTCAACTTGCTCGGTGGTCAGGTGTTCTCTGGCAGCACCCGAGAAATTCCGATCCAGTACGGTGATGCTACATCTATTTACTATGGCGACTTTGTTAAGGTTGTTCAAGGTAACGTAACTCGCGCTGCTGTGACTACTAGCGGCACTGGCCTTGGTTTGGTTGGTGTTTTCTTGGGCTGTTACTATACTAACACGATCACTAAGCAGCGGCTGTACTCGCAGTATTGGCCGGGGGGTACGTTGAGCGATGCAGTTGCCATCGTTTGTGATGACCCGGATACGGTGTTCAAAGCAGCGGTTGTTTCGGGTACTACCGTTCTTGCTTCTGGTAGCTACGCAATGATCGGACAGAACTATTCGATGGTGAATGGTACTGGTAGTAATACTACTGGTTTGTCTGCAAATGCACTACTGTACTCGGCTACGCTTACTACTGCGGCCTTCCCCTGCCGTGTTGTTGGTGTGGTGCCTGATACGGCGCAGTCTATTGTGGCTACTGGTTCTTCGTCTAGCACGACCATCACGCTGACTGGTACGGGCCTGCCT